AAGGGACAGAGGAAGAGAAATATATCATCTTACCGTACTTCTGGATTCCGGAAGATACCATACCGATTCGAGTGAGAAGAGCATCGGTTCCTTATGATGTCTGGGTACAAACAAGGGTATCTCATGGCAACAGAAGGAAATGTGGTCAATTATGATTTCATTGAGAATTCATCGAGAACCTGGGAACTAAGTATCACATCTTAGAGATTGCGGTGGATCGCTGGAATGCAACCATGCTAACCCAGCATCTCATGGATGATGGATTTACGATGATTCCATTCGGCCAGGGATATAAAGATATGTCACCGGCCACGAAGGAATTTTATAAGCTGCTGATGGAGGGAAGGATCATTCACGGAGGAAATCCAGTACTCCGGTGGATGAGTGGAAATGTGGTCGTCGAGACAGATGCAGCGGAAAATATAAAGGTAACCAAGGCAAAGTCACCGGAGAAGATCGATGGAATTGTCGCATCGATTATGGCCGTGGACCGAGCGGTGAGAAATGAAGGAGAACAGGCAAGTGTCTATGATACGAGAGGTCTTATCGTTTTTTAATGTTATCTGCCAGAGTGAGTATGGTATGATAATTTATAGAAAACGAACGGGAGGATGTAGGGATGGTTAATCTGATCGAGTACCAAGACATTGATCAAGAAGTAAAGATAACATTTACGGATGGAACTTATGTTATCGGAGTGATCAGCAGTGTTGATGATGAAGAGGAAAGTGAACTTGGTGAGATGGGAATTTCTGTTTTCACGCGTGATGGCGCATACCTAGGTCTTGCACAGAGCGAGATAGCAGGCATTGAAATTCTGAAATAAATATATGATCGAGAAGAGTCCGTAGAGGGCTCTTTTTTGATGCAAAAATGGAGAGCAACTCTTCATGGTCCAATTTTCCCCTGACTTGAGACACACTGTAACAGCTTAGAGGGCCACAAAGAGTTCTCTCCCGGTAGGCCGAGAGTCAGTATCCTACACGTAAATGATAGCACAGAAGGAGGTGCCTTATGAGTATTTTTTCGGGAATCTTTCGGAGCAGAGACGCTCCCACAAACAGAACATCGGGAAGCGCGTTTAGTTTCTTCATGGGAAATACGACTTCCGGAAAGCGTGTGAATGAGCGATCGGCCATGCAGATGACTGCAGTATATTCCTGCGTCCGTATTCTCTCGGAGGCGGTGGCAAGTTTGCCGATTCATGTGTATCGCTATAACGATCATGGAGGGAAGGAAAAGGCACTGGATCACCCGCTGTATTTTCTGTTGCACGATGAGCCGAATCCGGAGATGACATCGTTCCTTTTCCGGGAAACACTCATGAGCCATTTGCTCCTGTGGGGTAATGCATACGCCCAGATCATTCGCAATGGAAAAGGTGAGGTCATTGGCCTGTATCCCCTGATGCCAGATCGAATGACGGTGGATCGTGATGACAAGGGACAGTTGTATTATGAATATCAGCTGTCCAGTGACGATGCCAAAACCATGAAGGGCAGTACGGTAAAGCTGAAACCTTACGATGTGCTGCATATTCCGGGGCTTGGATTTGATGGTCTGGTCGGATATTCACCGATTGCCATGGCCAAGAACGCCATCGGACTTTCCATTGCAGCAGAGGAGTATGGCAGTAAGTTTTATGCCAATGGCGCAGCTCCTTCCGGTGTACTGGAGCATCCGGGAACCTTAAAGGATCCGTCACGAGTTCGGGAATCCTGGACACAGACATTTGGTGGCAGCAGCAATGCCAATAAGGTAGCCGTATTGGAAGAAGGCATGAAGTACACGCCGATTTCCATCGCACCGAATGAAGCACAGTTTTTGGAAACCAGAAAATTTCAGATTAACGAGATTGCTCGCATTTTCCGAGTTCCGCCACACATGGTAGGAGATTTGGAGAAGTCGAGCTTTTCTAATATTGAGCAGCAGTCCTTGGAATTTGTGAAATACACCCTGGACCCTTGGGTATCCCGATGGGAGCAGAGTATGGTACGGGCACTTCTTTCCGAAGATGAGAAACGAACCTATTTCATTAAATTCAATGTGGACGGACTCTTACGTGGTGACTACGAGAGCCGCATGAACGGATATGCCACAGCCAGGCAGAACGGATGGATGTCGGCTAATGATATCCGGGAACTTGAAAACCTAGACCGTATCCCGGAAGAACTGGGCGGAGATTTATATCTCATCAATGGCAACATGACCAAGCTTCAGGATGCGGGATTATTTGCAGACAGCGGAAAGGAGGAAGATTCCGATGAAGAAGTTCTGGAACTGGAAGAATCAGGCGGAGATGGAGAGTCAGCCGAGCCAGAGGATTCTGACGTTAAACGGAACCATCGCAGAGGAAAGTTGGTTTGATGATGATGTGACGCCACAGCTGTTTAAAGATGAACTGAACGCCGGAGCCGGTGATATTACGCTGTGGATTAATAGCCCTGGTGGGGACTGCATCGCTGCAGCGCAGATCTTTAACATGCTAGCCGATTATCCGGGGCACATCACCGTGAAGATCGATGGCATTGCCGCATCTGCAGCATCCGTCATTGCGATGGCCGGAGATGAAGTTTTCATGTCGCCGGTTTCGATGATGATGATTCATAACCCGGCAACAGGTGCAATGGGAGATCATACCGATATGCAAAAGGCGATTGATATGCTTTCCGAGGTAAAGGAATCCATTATCAATGCGTATGTCGGAAAGACCGGACAGTCGAGAGCAAAGCTGTCACACCTGATGGATGCGGAAACCTGGATGAATGCCGGAAAAGCCGTAGAGCTTGGATTTGCCGATGGAATATTGAAACGAGAGAGCACTGAAGATACAGCGGAACCTGCAGAGGATGTAGCTGTGTCGGATGTGCTCTTTTCACGTGCAGCAATTACAAATGTCCTGGTCAATAAGATGACTGCGAAGTTTGCTGCAAAGAAGGATCCGGCAGCAGAAGCGAAAATTCCGGAACCGGAGGAAACCGGCGTCGATGCGACAGAAATGCGAACACGCCTTGATGTCATTGAAAAGTTAATTTAAGGAGGATTTTACAAATGACGATTACAGAGATGATGAAAAACAGAGCAGACTTTGTCGGTCAGATGCGTAGTTTTCTGGATACGCATGAAGACAAAGCAGGAAAGTTATCAGCGGAGGATGCAGAGACCTACGCAAAGATGGAGGCAGACTTCGATGCGATGTCCGATGCCATTACTCGCGCGCAGAGAGCAGAGGCTAGGGAAGCAGAACTGAATAAACCGGTCAATTCTCCTCTTACTGGAAGACCCTATGTGGGTGAGGCCCAGGATGAGAAGAAGGGCCGTGCATCCAATGCCTACAAAGAGGCAATGCTTACCGCCATGAGAAGTAACTTCCGCCAGATCAGCAACGTGCTGCAGGAAGGTGTCGATGCCGATGGAGGTTACCTTGTTCCGGAGGAATATGATCGTAGATTGATCGATGTTCTGGATGAAGAGAATATCATGCGTGGTCTTGCGACTAAGATTACGACTTCTGGCCAGCATAAGATCAATATTGCAGCGACCAAGCCGGCAGCAGCATGGATTGAAGAGGGCGGCGCACTGACCTTCGGAGATGCAACCTTCGATCAGATTTATATGGATGCCTACAAGCTCCATGTAGCCATCAAGGTGACTGAGGAACTTCTGTATGATAATGCCTTCAATCTGGAGAGCTATATTATCACGCAGTTTGGTAAGGCCCTGGCAAATGCCGAGGAAGATGCCTTCTTGAACGGTGACGGAGTAGGAAAGCCGACCGGTATCTTTGATGCGACTAAGGGCGGACATGTTCTTTCTTCTCTGACTGCAGCTATCAAGTCCGACGATATGCTGGATCTGGTATACGGTCTGAAGCGCCCTTATCGTAAGAAGGCGTCCTTCATCATGAACGATGCGACTCTTGCGCAGCTTCGAAAGCTGACGGACAACAATGGTGCTTATATCTGGCAGCCTTCCTATCAGGCAGGAGAGCCGGATCGTGTTCTTGGTTATGCTGTACACACTTCTGCGTATGCACCGACCGATGCGATCTCTTTCGGAGATTACAGTTACTACAACATCGGTGATCGTGGATCTCGTTCCTTTAAGCAGCTCAACGAGCTCTTTGCTGGAAATGGCATGATCGGCTACGTGGCAAAGGAGCGTGTGGATGGCCTTCTGGTTCTTCCGGAAGCAGTCCAGATCATGAAGCTCAAAGGCGAATAATTCTTGAGAGGAGGTGCGTAGGATGCTCGTCACACTAGAAGAAATGAAACAGTATCTTCGTGTGGATTACACCGACGATGATGCGTTAATTGAACAATTGATCTCTTCCGCAGAGAGCCTGTGCATGGATATCCTGCGTACCGATGATCCGGAAGTCTTAGCGGCATCCGGCAAAGGAAGAATTGCTGTCATGTATGCCATCGCCTTTTTGTATGAACACCGGGAGGAAGCGGATCACAGGACATTAAATCTATGCCTGCGGGCTTTGCTGGAAGGAGATAGAAAGGCGGGATTTTAATGAATATTGCAATCATGAATGTGAGACTTTTTATCACAAAGCAGACGGCAGTTACTGATGCCATTGGAAATCACCGGAATATCTGGGAGCTCTATTATACCTGCTACGCAACCGTATCTGCAGAATCTCCGAAGGAGGTCACGGATGCGGGTGTCGTGGTAGATGATTCGGTTTTGGATTTTACGATTCGGTGGTGCCAGAAGGCTGCGGCGATTAACTCAACCGGATACCGTGTTCAGATGAACGATGAGCTGTATGACATTCTTGGCGTGGATCATATGAATTTCAGGAAGAAGAGCATCAAGCTGCATTGCCAGAAGGTGAGGCGCTCATGAGTAGACGTGTTTCACCGGATGGCCTGGCAGATGCCATCATGCAAGAGCTGAATGATTACGCAGAGGCTTCCACGGAAGGTGTGAAGAAGGCGGTGAAGCGGGCCGGAAAAACGGTGAAGGAAGAGATCTCTTCTAATGCACCAAGTAAGACCGGTGCTTACGCCAAGAGCTGGTCTGTGAAAACGATGAAGGAAACATCGAATTCCTTAGAGCTTACGGTCCACTCGAAGAATCGGTACCAGATCGCACATTTGCTGGAACACGGTCATGCCAAGCGAGGTGGCGGCCGTGTTGCTGCCAGAGTGCATATTGCACCGGCCGAGGAGACTGGTATTGAACAGTTGGAGCAGGAGATTGAGAAGGAGTTAGGAAATGGATAAGTTAGTAGAAATTATCAAAGCGATGGATATCCCTTTTGCGTATGATCACTTTGCAGAAGGGGAATCCCCGGATCCACCCTTCCTCTGTTATCTTGTTCCAGCAAGTGATAACTACTCTGCAGATGGAAGAGTGTATTACAAAATCAATGAGGTCCACATTGAACTGTATACCGATTACAAAAATGTGGAATTGGAAAATCAAGTAGAAGCCGTATTGGATGAAAATGAGATTTTCTATGATAAGACAGAAGTTTGGATCGAGAGCGAAAGGCTCTATGAGGTCCTGTATATTTTTGAAATGGAGGTCAAGTGACTATGGGAAATAAGGTCAAATATAACCTGAAAAATGTCCATGCGGCAAAGCTCACGGAGACTGTCGTTGGTGGGGAGACAACCTACACCTATGCAGATCCGAAAGCCATCCCTGGTGCAGTTAGTATCAGCCTGGATGCAGAAGGAGATTCCAGTCCGTTCTATGCCGATGGTATTGTGTATTTCCGTTCAGTAGCGAATAACGGATATAGCGGTGATCTGGAAATTGCGCTCATTCCGGAGTGGTTCCGTACTGAGATTTTACAGGAAGAACTGGATAGCAATGGTGTTCTGATTGAGAAGGCGGATCATCCGGAGAGTGTGAAGTTTGCACTGCTCTTTGAGTTTGATGGTGATGTGAATGCCATTCGTCACGTCATGTATAACTGTACGGCATCCCGTCCTTCCATCGAATCCGAAACCAAGGAAGAGACGATCGAGCCGGGAACCGAGACATTATCTCTGACGGCAGATCCAAGAGAAGATGGTCTGGTTAAGAGCCGCACAGGTGATAGCACATCCGCAGATACCTATAACAACTGGTATAAGAACGTGTATATTCCGGCTGAGGGATAAGAGGGGAGTGTAACGGATGATTGAGAAAACTGTAAAAGTAGGTGAGCAGGAGGTCAAGTTCCGGTCCTCCGCAACCATTCCGAGATTGTACCGTGTGAAATTTAAGAGAGATATTTTTAAAGACCTGTCGAAACTGGAAAAGTCCTACAAGGGAAAGAAAACCAGCGGCGGGTCTTTTGAAATTGAAGACTTGGAGATCTTCGAGAACGTGGCCTATATCATGGCCTATCATGCGGATCATACCATTCCGGGATAATATTGATGACTGGCTGGATCAGTTTGAGATGTTCTCGATCTATGAGGTGCTTCCGGAAATCCTAGAGCTCTGGGGCACCAATATGATCACGGATATCGAGTCTAAAAAAAACTTGCAAAAAGTAGCCGGGAAATGACGACACCGTTATTCCTTCTCCGCTGCGTAGAAATCGGGATCAGCATTTCCGATCTGGATTTACTCACGATCGGATTGGTCCTGGATATGTGGACGGAGAAGGGAAATGATGGTGCGAAGTACAGTAATACAATCGAAGCTGGACAAGCGGAATTTGATAAATTCTGATGATGTAGTCGTTGAAACTACAATGGATTTTTGCTATGATATGGATTGAAAGGTGGTGGATATATTTGCAGATATCAAGTAGATTTACACTTGCAATTCATATTTTAGTAGCAGTAGATATTTTCAAAGACGAATATAAGGTAACCAGCGAATTGATGGCATCCAGTAGTAGTGCAAACTCTGTAACCATAAGAAAGATAATGAGACAGTTGAAAGATGCTGGAATTATTGAGGTGAAAAGAGGTACTGGAGGGATAGAACTCACTAGACCTATGGATCAAATTACGCTCTTAGATATTTTTCATGCAGTTGAAAGCCTCGACGAGGGCAGGTTATTTCATTTTCATGAAAATCCCAATCAGATGTGCCCTGTTGGACGCAATATACATGCGGGACTTGATGGAATGCTTTTTTCGATTCAAGCAGCAATGGAAGATAAGATGAGAGAGTATACGCTGGCAGACGCGGTAAGTAACACGAGAAAGTCTATGAAACAGAAT